GACCCTGCTCAGTATTGAACTGTTGCATGGCCTTGTCGTATGCGTTGGAGTACCCTTGGCCAATCGCAGTATTCTGTGCATTGAGCAGATTGCGGCCTGCTTCAGACTCCATGATGGCTTGACGGCCACCACCAAACGCACCTGCTTTAGTCAATGCGCCAAGACCAGATTGGTTTGTGATTTCTGCTTGACGACGCATCTCAGCCAACTGGGGCTGCAACACTGACTGCAGATACGGGTTCATGTATTGCGATGCAGGGCTAGTTCCACCACCAACAGGTTGACCACCAGCACCAATAGTTGGCGCACCGGCAGAACTAAATGATTGTCCAAGCTGGCCGGGGAAGTTAACGTTTGATAACCCGCTAAACACTTTATTCTGCAAATTAGATGCGCCCGCAGTCAGTGGGCCACCGTACTCTTGATATGGCATCTCAGACAAAGCCTGACCTTTGCCGAGCATATCAGTCACATAAGGACCAGCCCAGTTAGACAGGTTAGATTCAGTGCCGGTCACACCTGCGTTAGCGGCAGTACCAACGCCAGAAATACCACCAGTTTGGAAGCGTTGAACTTCACCACCAGCGGCATAAGCTTTGGCTAAACCACCGGGCATAAAACTATCAGGGTTGATCTCTTTACCTTGCTCTTTTGTGCCGGTACGAGCCTCACGGATTTTGTCCATCATGTCGTATAACCTTTGTGCACCTGCATCAGAGTTACCATTACCTAAGTGAGAGACGACATCAGCGGGGATAACAAACTCACCGTGGCTAAGCGCCGCTGGTTGATCTTCACCAATTTGCGCTGGGATTTCATCAGCCATACCGTCAGTCCCGCCTTGTAAGTATCTACCTTGCGCCAATCCCATTAAACCACCTTGCGCGGCTTTAACTTCTTCAGGAGCTGTTGGGGCTACAGGGGCTTGCGCCGCTACTTTGGGCATAAAAGATACGTCACCACCGTAACGAGTGCCGCCAGCACCGGGACGACGACCGGCTTGAGGCGCAGTAACCATGTTCCGTGTCGCAGTGTATTTAGGAATACTGCCTTGGTATCCAGTAGGCGTGGATGAAGAGCTGTTTGCGCCAAACAGACTAGCCAAGCCACCACCCAAAGCGCCAAGTTTAAGAATATCTATGCCGCCCTTACCGTCGCTAAACAAAGATTTAATTAGGTTGCCTAGCCCGCCCGCATCCACGGGTGTATTACTAGTGCCATAGCCACCGCCAGTGTCAGGGTTGACGGTTACTGTGCCGTCAGGGTTTTGTGTGTAAGACGTGCCGGGGCCACCTATGCCAGTTGAAGGAGGATCAACGTCACCGTAGTTTGTGGGGTATGGATTAAACACAGATTCGTTGTCTCCTCCAGAACTAGGCAGGATGTTTAAGTTGTACTCATCTTCGGTCATTGTTATTTCCTTTGTGTGGTGTTCTCACCAGCGGGCGTTAAATTAATCTCTGACCCGAACAAATCTTCCATCAATTTTATATGGGCGTAAGGGTCTTGCATAGGGGCTTGCTGCATAGGTTGTTGTTGCCCACCTAAAAGCGCTAGTAAACCCATCATATCCATGCCAGATGAGCTTGATAGACGCGCAGGGGTTGTTGGAGCTTTAACTGGCCCAGTTGGTGCTGGAGTCGTACCCGGTGTAGTTGGTGCAGGGGTTGATGTAGTTGGCTGTTTATCGCCAGTAATTGTTAGTTCACCGCCGTCGTCAATCGGCGTAGGCATGAAGTCATCATCCGGACTCGGCATAGGCCGGTCGCCCGTTATCACTAACTCAGAAAGTTTTTCTGCTGGCGCTTTGTATGGCTCTAATGATTTAATAAACTCGTCTATGTTTGCAGGCTCTTGTTGAACCGTAGTCTCTTCTTTTGGACGGTCGCCCGTTACTACCAACTCGGAAAGTTTTTCTGCTGGAGTCAGCGAAGGGGGTTCACCCGCGTCCTCAAGATTCCTGAAAATGTCCTCAGACACACCCTTGCCAACCGTATCGCGGTTAGATGTAACAAGCACCTCGTTGTCGGCATTAATTAAATTAAGGATGTCTTGGTTGCTTAACCCGCCATCAGACGGCTTGTCGATTGTATTAATACCAATAGACTTTAAAAAATCATCAACCTCCTCAACCTGCGGCTCACCCAAAGAGCGTGTAGGCAAAGACGGTAAAGTAGTTGTTGACTCTGGCCCGTATATGCGCTCAAGTTCCTCAATTCCCCCTTGCGTATTTGCGTCTTCTTCTTCAGGAGAAATTTGTGACCGAGAAATAGCCGTGTTAAGTCTGTTCTCTATAAGTTGTGCTTGCTCTTCTGGGCTAAGCGGGTCTTCTGCTTGCAAATCTGCGCTGGACTTTGTTGGTGAACTTCCACCGGATCCTGACATTGCATCCATGCCGTAAAGCATCATGGCTAACGGATCACCGCTCTCGATAGCTTTAACTGCGCCGATTGCTTTAGAAACATCTTTAAGGTTTACACCGCCAACGTCGCTTACACCCGCCAAATTAGCGCCAGAAAACGCAATCGCTAATGGATCGCCACTTTTTACAGCACCTGCAAATCTAGCAGCATTGGCAACATCAGCCATACCACTAACACCCGCAAGATTCCCCACGCCCGCAAGGTTGGTAATAACACCTAGAGGATTGTCTTGCTTTGCGGCAATAGCCGCGTTAGCAGCCATAGCAAATGGAGCCAAGCCGGGAACAAACGACGCAAGTGTTAAGAACGGAGCAATAGAACCCATGTCACTGCTAGATGCGCCTTGCGTGTAGAAAACTGGCAAGCCTTGGTCATCAAACTGAACACCATAACCAGTATTACCTTTACCCTCATAAGTTCCGCCAAAGAAGTTACCTGTTTGGCGTTCTGTGTAGGTGTTAGGTACAGCTTGGCCTGTTACTTTATTGCCAAAAGTTTGCTCAGTTACAGTCTGATAAATTGGGTCACCCCAATCCTCGTATCCAACAACCTTTTGTACTTCTCTTGTGATTGGGCCAAACTGACTAATGTCTGTAATTCCTGTTTCAGCAAGAATTCGAGCCATGTCTTTAGTAGCTTGATCAGCACCATAGCCGCCTGTCCATCGAGATGTGTCGCTTCGGGCTTGGATTTGTTTTATCAACGCCTCAATTGTGGCGTTGTTAGTTTTAGGCGCAGGCGTTTCTGCGGGTTTTTCAACGGGCGCTGGAATTGGGGCAGCTATAGGTGGGTTAATAATGTTTGCCAACGCTTCGTTCTGCTCCATAGCACTGCCGCCAAAGCCATTGTCTTCAAAATCTACGAAGAAGTTGTTTCCGCGATCACGAATAGGCATGATTATCCTACCTTCCAATTTGTGCCGTCAGAGTATACGGGTGTAGCCACTGCACCACCGCCAGCTACAGTTGATCCAAATGTTGGAGCAGACGCATCAGTCACAAAAGACCTTGAGCCTTTTCCAGATGTTACCGCACTTGGCAACGTTGCCACAGTGTAATTAGTTAGGGCTGGAACAATGTTGTCTGTCTTTAACTGGTCAAGAATTGCATCAACACGATTAAAGTACAAACGCAACACGTTGTTAAGCTGGTCGGTATACGCACGAGAGTATTCCTCTGTAGCCAATGGTAAGTTGGGCGCTGCAACCTGACTAAGTTCAAACTCTGACGTAACGATCATGAGTTACCCCTGCGACCGTCTTGCCTGATGTCAATACGCGGGCTACCTAGTTGCCACTGAGTGCCAAGCTGACTAGACTCAAGCTTTAAGATCATTTGACGACCACGAACCCTGACATAAACCTGACCAGTAAACTCTTCAATAGGGACGGTAGCTGTACGAGCAATGGTTGCATTGCTGTTGCCCCCTACAGAAATAGGGTCGTTAAAGCCTGAGCCAGAGTTCTGCATTGGGATTAAAGTCATGGTGACTTGCGGAGCGCTTGCGCCCGTAGACCCACTAAAGGTAATGTCTGGAAGCATACGCCACACAAAACCAAAGTGATGGCCGTCATCAATATCAAACTCAGCAGTTTCAATGACTGCGTTAATTGCAGTGGTAACTTCTGTTGAGTTATCGTCTACACCGTACTCATGGTAGACGACGTTGTTGATGTCTGTAGCGGCCATTGGGTAGTTACGCAAGCCGGAGTCAAGCCATGCGGTTCTAACCATGTTGCCGTAATACCATACGCCTTCGCCGTTGTTCTCAAAATAGTTGTAGACCACGTACCGGTCAATTGAGGAGGACGATGCTGAACAATAGAAGAACCAAACTTCATTAAAGCCTTCATTGGTACTGGCAAAAAATTGATCTGACTGTTCTGCATTAATATCTTCAAAAATAAATTTACGTAAGTCGCAACGTAATGTTTGAACGCGACCGTCGTATTTGTAGAACTTGTCTACGCCCATCCAATAAACCACACCCGAACCAATTGCCACAGCGTTTTGGCTGGCAATAGAAATGTTGTCACCTAGCAGCTGGGAACTCCAAATGACTGGCGGGCCTTGGTATTGTAAAGAATACAGCGTTGAATCCGTGTACACCAAAATCTCTTGGCGAGTCTGAAGCGCAGTCACAATCTTGGAGCCATGTGACAACAGTAAACTACCGGCTTGGTTTGTAGCTGCGGGCGTCCACATTGCAATGTCTTCTTGATCCGACCAGCGAAGCAACATCTGGTTTTGCACAATACTGCCGTAGTCGTTTACACCAAACGCAAACACAAACCTTGACGCATCAGAAACAAGTAAATAGTTCTGCATCAACGGAACGTCCGATGCGCCAACCAAACTAGAAACTAAAACACCTCTGGTGGTTAACCCAGTAGCATTGTCCCAGTAATAGATTTCTCCACCACGATAACCAAAGACTAAGTTTTCACCAAAGTTTGACTGGCTCCAAATCCGGATTGGAAAGCTCGTAGATGTACCAACACCCCAACCACCAGTACCCCATCCACCTGCACCCCATCCCAGAACAGGCAGGGCAGTAGCAGGGCCAACGTTAATTTGATACGCAGCCACCACAGCCGCGCCGCCATAGGATCCAGCTGGAATAGCAGATGCTACAGTGATTGTGTAGGTATCTACAGTCAGAACTGTAATTTGATACTCTTGATTCCAAGTGGTCGCGTATGTGCCGGTAGCACCGCTGAATGTGACAAAGTCGCCCGTTACCCCGCCGTGAGCGGTATCGGTTACTGTAACTGTGGTTGTCCCGTTACCGGCAAAAGGATTGTTGTTAATTGTGGGGGCTGGAACTACCCGCAGTGGGGTAATGTCGTAGTATGTGCCGCCAAACTCAATGTAAAACTTTAAATTGGTTCCAACGCTTAACAAGTTAGCGCCGCCTAACGTCACCCAGTTCCACAAAGAACGGCAAACCCCAAGGAAAAAATTGGCTGAAATGCGTGTCCACCCACCAATTTTCTCAGGTGTACCTTGACGAAAGCGCACCTTGTCGGACACATAGTATCCGTTTTCATTGGTATAACGAGTGTTCTCTCTGTTTACACCGGCTTTCAGGGTAAGTTTTTTGAGCATCGGCAGTCCTACGAAAGAAACACGGCGCGTTCGTCGATGCGACGTTTTTGCAGCCCTTTGAGAATTTTACCCCCCGCCATGCAATACTTCAAGAGTTCTTCTGCCGCACCTTCCATATCACCACGCATCACCTTCTGGCGCAGAGTTGAACGCTGTAATGTGCCTAGCCCCACATTGAAGGAAAATGATACCAACGCATCAAACTGTCCTTGAGTAAGAGGCACAGGACAATAAGTAGCCACGCCTTTCTCAAAGCGAGCAAGATCTGCCCTAAGTATTGCATCAACTTCCTCCATTGAATATTTACGCATGGCTTCTGCGGGTGGTGTAAACGCATCCCGCTGGTCTATCTTCAACTTGCCTTGCTCTGGAAACATGACATGGCCGACCCCGATTGTCCAAAGCTTTGCTGGACATTTATACGGGTTTACCCTCACGCCCTCATGGTGGCGGATCATGTGTAAACACTTGTCTGAGATTTTCATTTCCCAAACGCCCGGCCACCAAAGTGGAACGCTATGATTGAAGCAAACAACGCTTGGGTGTCAGAGTCCCACAGCATCTCGGCCAACTCAGTGAACGGTACACCACGGCTCCAGCCGTAGGCAAACAGGCCGATGTCAATAAACAACAGCAGGAAGAAGAAGCCGTAGGTGATGACTGGGCGAACAGAAGCTCGGAGGTTCTTCATCCATGTGGATGTACCCTCGTTTAAACTCATATCGTGGGCGTAGATAGCTTGCATTTCTGCCTGCTGTGCACCAATCAAAACCTGTTTAGTATTGGCCGCGCTCTCTGTTTCTAGCTGCTCAGACTTGATATGTTCAATTCTTTCTTGAGCCTCAAAGCCTGCTTTACGCAGTTCAAGCTCGCGGGTGATCTGCATCTGGGCAAGATTTAACTCATGCTTTTTATCCGCCCGGTCTTGAAAGAATTCCAGAATCTTGGGCAAACCGCCCATTAAAAACGAAATTAGCGTGGAGAGTAGTGTCAGCATAATGATCCTTTACTGTTTACTTTTACTGAGCATAGTACTTGCAATCTGCAGCATCCCTATGGCTTTGGTTAAATCCTTGGGTTCTTTTTCCCACCCGACCGTAATCTGTCCAACAAACCGGCCCTGCTCTGGCGGCACACTGACCCGGCATCCAAAGGTTACACCCTTGTCGATATACCACAATCCAATCTCGCTTTGGGGCGCGGCATATTCACTACAAGGTATCTCATTGGCCATCAACGCAACCACATCACGGTTGTTGGCTGAACTCTGTGTAAACAACCCTACGTCTAAACCTTCATGGGTTCTGTCCCTGCCCTCGCGGGTATACGCCCGATATAGCACCCTTGTACCAAACAGAGGGTTGACTTTGAATATCGCCACCACCGCCGCATTGGTGTTCTTGAACAAATGCGCTGCAACGTCTTCCGCCCTGTCCTCTGCAATCGTTGGGAGCTTCTTATTCTCTTTGTACGCCTCAAACAAAAAGGCTTGGTTCTGCCAGACAAAGTACCCAGAGAAAGCAAGCACCGCCATGAGTATCAGCGCAAACAGTTTAAACGGGCTGTCTACGTAGGACAGCACCTTACTCAATACGTCTGCTGGCTTCTCGTCACTCATAGACCAACCATTCCAAGTACTTTATTCACAATTTTGTCCGAAATAAAGTTCGGCAATATCTTGATGAAGTCTAAAAACAGATTTGCACCCCACCAAGCACCAATAATCTTGAAGCTCATGTCAGCGGCTTTTTGGTACTCGTTCACCGCCCGCACCTTACTTTAGCGCAGTGCTCCATAACCTCGTAGACTCCAACGTACAACATAAACAACAGGATCGCAAGGCCACCCAGCATCAGGCCAAACTCCAGTTGCTCCTGCTCTTTCTGTTTACGCTTCTTCTCTTCTTCCTTCTCCCGCCTAGCGGTGTGGGCATCTTCCACATCCATTGCCTGCGCTCTGGCTTTGATTTTGTTCCACACATCAATCTTGCCCGCTTGCATGAACAGTATCTGCAAGTCAGCCTCAAACGTCTTGGCTTGGTCAAGCGCCATCTCAATCTGAAGCGCGGTCCCCATAGAGGAACCACCCTTTTTCTTAGACTCTACAACAGCCTTAGCCGCAGTTGACTTAGCATCAAAATACTTACCCAGCATTGGCCCAAGCGAAGCCACATCATCCACAGTCTTAGAAGCCTGCTTAATCAGTTTTACTGCAGACTGAATACCGGCTAGGGCCGTGATCGGATCAATCATGTTTAAACTACGATGTGATTGTTTGACCTACAGAACCCCCAGCCAAGTACGCGCCATTGGCATACACAACGCCGCCGGGAGAAGTTACGGAGGTTCTTAACACCCAGTTAATACCATCTGCGCTTGTTGCAATACCAGTCGTTTGAGACACAACAACAAAGTTAAATCCGTTGTAATACAAGTTAGAAGCCACAGAAACTTTTGCATCAACTTGTGTAAAACTCACGCCATCAGTGCTATATGCCACGCAATTTGTAACTGTTGATGGATTTGTACCGCAAGCCAAGAATAAGCCGTTGGCATAAATAACATCAGTCAAACCGCTGGGTGGGAGATTGGTCGGGGTGAAATAAATCCATGTAACGCCACCATCGCTGGACTTAGCCATAGCTGAACTGTCTGACTTGTAGTAATACAAAGATGCTCCATCCGACACAAGGTACCCAACGGAACCTGTAAATGGCCCAGACGCAGAAACGGTAGTCCAAGTTGAGCCGTCCGATGACGACTTAACATCGCTTGTGGCTAAATTTATAGTTAAAAAATTAGAACCATCCCAAGCAATTGCAGCATTGGAACTACTCACGCCGCTGGGGTTTGTCCAAGTAGTTCCGTTCGTTGTACGCGCTGGAGCACAAGTGCCGTCAGTGGAAAAGGCCAATAGCGCAGACGGGGATTGAACAAAACGAATGTTGGAGGTTGACGTAGCGCTAGTGCCGCTTAATCCGTTGCCAGCAGTCCATGTAGTTTTGTTGGAGCTGGAATAAGCAAGGATGTTGGTAGTTCCATACAACGATGGCCCCGCCAGCAGGTACAAAGAATTAAAATACGCTGCATCAGTTGCCTGAAAGAAAGGCGGAATGCTTGGGTAATATGTTGCAGTAAATCCACCTGTTGCTAGCGTTGTACTTGTATATGCAACTGGGTATTGCGGAAAGCCAGCCCCAGCCACACCGGGCAAAACATACGTTGAACCGACAACAGATAGATTAAATTGGCTGACTGTATTTCTTAAACAGGTAAAGTTGTAAGGCGATGTGCCCACAAATGTTGGCATTGTGGTTCCGCTAGAACTTTCGTAAAAAGCAAAAGAAGAACGAAATACAAATCTACTCCCGTCCCAGCAAACATATCGCATATTTGTTGGTGAGGTACTTGAACCAACCAATGTCCATGTCGTACCATTGGTGCTGGTGTAAACATAATAAGTTGAAGAACTTGTATTGCTTGAAACACCCACTAATCGAGAGCCACTCCACGCAATAGACAGCGTATTGTTACTAACGCCAAGGTTTCCGCGATCAGTCCAAGCCAAGCCATCCGTACTAGAGTACGCTTTCATGTTGGCGCTCATTACCCATAAAGATAAAGAACTTGCGTATACCAAAGACCTTGCTGTATTTTGAACTGTAGCGGGGCCAATGGTTGTTCCGGTTGTCCAAGATGTACCGTTATCTGCTGTTTTATATGAGAAGAAGCCACTAAACGTCACCATATTGGTTCCGTCACCAGCAACACCGTTTAACGTAGCAGATACGGGCGCAGTCTTCTCCGTCCAAGTCAATCCGTCTGAACTAACAGCAATATATCCCAGAGAGCCAAACGCCACAAACTGTGAGTTGACATAACTAACACCTGTGATCGCAACACTGGGGTTTGATGGTGTGATTGTGTATAGGCTGAAGTTAACTGTGTCGGTGCTGTACGAGATGGTATTGCCCGTACCAAGGAGTAAAGTGACTGACCCAGACGTTGCGGAGTCTCTCCAATATACAACAGGAGCTGGGCTAGGTGTATTGCTAGTCCATGTTACGCCAGGCTGAGTTCCCCCTGCGCTGGCTGCCGCCAGAAGAGTGCTCGTAATGTCCATGCCAACTCCTTAAGCTGCGTAGCCAGTCAAAGAAGCAGCCCGCCATACTGTGCCGCCATCGCTAGTGACAAACATCAACAAAGCCTTAGTTCCCGCAGAAAAAGATGGTGCAACACTGTTAGGCCAGTACACAGAAGCAGGCCATGTAATAGCACCACTTGTGTAAGTTAACTGCAAGGTAAACCCAAAGGCCGTTCCTGTAGCGGGTGGATTACTAAAAGTAAAGGTTGTTGAGCCTGCGACCGTCTTTGTAAAGTAGGTGGCTGTGGAGCAATCAATGTCAGAGGCGGCAACAGCTGTTACGTTATTGGCAGTTTGGCCTGAAAGCAAAGCACTGTAAATTACCGTATCTGCGGGCTTAACATTGGTTGCATCGTTGTATACAAATGCACGGCGTCCATTAGGGATGGTTACGCCTGTACCACTGCTGTTGCTGATTGTGATGGACTGCCCACCGGTTGTGTTGTTGATGACCAAATATGGTTTTTCAATCGCTGGTACAAACAATGTACGGGTCGCAGTCAAACTACCAGAAGAAGTTAAATTTAAAGCAAAGTTACGTGCAGACTGGCTGGCTGTCGTGTCTGTTAACGTAATGGTTTTATTGGCATCCGTGGCAAAGTTCACAGTATCCATGCCAACAATTGCTTCTTCAATGGCCGTGCCGATGTTGGAGTTAGTGGTTGTACCCCAAGATCCGGACTGCTCGCCCGTGCCGATTAGCTCAAATTTAAGATTGGAAAAGCTGCTTGACATATTAAATCCTTACGGGAGAACCGGGTTCCAGCCCGGTGTTTGGGTGTCGTCTACATCCGTCCAACCAGATGTTTGCGTATTGTTGACATTTTGCCAGTTTGTTGTCTGGCTGTCATCTACTGCCAACCATGTTGTTGTCTGAACATTGTTTATATCACCCCAGTTGGCAACTTGGTCATCGTTAATATCAATCCACAGGAACGCGCCAATCAGGGAATCCGCAAGCGTTGCAGACTCTAGCACCTGTGCGTTGTAGATCGAGCCGGGTGGGTTGACCTGATCCAGCATCTGCGCAACCGCCAGAACTATGGCGTTGTAGATTGATCCGGGAGGCGATACCTCGTCAGCAATGTTGGCAGACTCTGCCGTCTGTGCAACAAAAACAGCTAAGGCGGACGCAACATCCGTAGCGGTCGCGGACTCCGAGATTGCGGCAAGCGGTATAAACGCCGCGCTGTTGGTTTCTGCTCCTGTGGCTGCCTCTATGACGGCGCTTGGGAATGTAGCTGCCGCTTGTACTGCGTCTTGAAGCGTTGCCAGCTCAACAACCGGTGCTGAGTAAGTAGACCCCGGAGCGTTAACAGAATCTGTTAAGGTGGCAATCTCTTGCAAAATACTTTGGAACACTGCACTGGCTGACACTTCGTCCAAGCCGGAAACAGCCTCTACAACAGCAGCAGCAAGATCACGAAGGGCGCTGACCTGATCCGCACCAGAGGCAGACTCTGAAATCTGTACGGCTATTACCAAGAAGCCAAGCACAATGTCTTGGGCTGAGGATGCCTCTGTGACCTGCGACTGGAATACGGCCACTGCGTTTTGGCTGTCTATCCCGCTGGCTGTCTCAGCAACATTGCTTAACTGAACTGCAGAAGAAGCTGTGGCATCAACACCACTAGAGGCTTCGGAGATTGCGCTGCCAAGCAATGCAAGGGCGGCAACCACATCGGCTCCACTGGAAGTCTCGGCAACTACGCCGCCAACCGAAACACGAGTGCTTGCTGCGTCTGCGCCGCTGGCTGCTTCGGAGGCATTTGCCACCAGTGTTTGAGCGCCGGATACCGTATCAACGCCGCTTGCCGTTTCAGAAAGTAAAGATGGGAAGCTGATAAACCCGACCGTCGAGTCAATACCGCTTGCCGTTTCCAAGACAATTCCGCCAAACGTGGCGAGAGAAGAAACTGTGTCAATCCCGCTTGCAGTCTCAGAAGCAGAAGATGTGAAAACAACGGTAGATGCGTTGCTATCCAGACCACTTGCGGTTTCGCTTGCAACGCTAACGAGCACCGTCAACGCTGATGCCGCATCAATCCCGCTGGCTGTTTCGGAGGCGGAAGACGCAAAAACGGGGGATACTGAGGTGCTGTCCACGCCGCTGGCGGCTTCGGAAATAGCTCCGGGCAATGCTCTAAGCCCCGCTACGGTATCTACACCGCTGGCTGTTTCGGAAACTGCGCTTCCAAGCGAGGCAAGGGCTGAAGTTGTGTCAATACCACTGGAGGTTTCGGCTATTGCGCCACCAAGCACTGCGAGACTGGATACGGAATCAACTGCACTGGCTGTTTCAGATACGCTCCTGCCAACACCTGAGAAGGCTGTCACACTGTCCACGCCGCTTGCTGTTTCAGAAATAACAGGAGTAAGAACTGCAGATCCCTCTATGGCGTCAACTCCGCTTGCGGCTTCAATAATTGACTGCGTGTAAACAGGGAACGACGCAATATCATCAACTCCGCTTGCGGTTTCGGAAACTGCGCTGCCTAAAACGGCCAATACCGACACAGCATCAACGCCACTGGAGGTTTCGGAAACTGCGCCTCCCAGCTGCGCAGACGATGAAACAGTGTCAATACCGCTGGCAGATTCAGAGGCGCTAGAAGTAAAAACTGCACTTCCTGCTGTGGCGTCAGCTCCGCTTGCGGCTTCGGCAATGCTACTTGGCAGTGTTAGGGATGCGCTCTGGGCGTCAACTGCGCTGGCTGTTTCGGCAACAGCGCTATTTAATGACGCAAACGCGGACGTTGCATCAATCCC